CGATATCTTCCGCATCGTTCACGATTATTTCGGGCATTTCAAGGAGGGTGTCGGGTTTCGAGCCTCCGGTGAAGAGAATGCATGGCGTTCGCACGCTTCTATGTATAGTAAGGAAGCACTCCCCGCCGTGACCAGCGAGACCCGTGGACAGAACTCATGGGTCAATTATGGTCCGCACGGCGAAACAAACCAAAAAGCCAGTGCCGGCGACACCCACTATGCGCCGCAGAAAATCGGATTGATGCCGGAATGGACCTACAATGAGGGGCGTGATGACACACCAAGCAAGACAGGTGACCGGGTTATGAGTGTTGCGCCTTCGCCTTGGCGTTCGCTGGTCATACACACTTTCGATTCGGTATATCGCATCCCGTTTGCTCGTATCAAGCGTTTTAGGGATGCCGAATTCAAGCGAGAGGAGCATCCGTTTGCCCCGGCGGGAACATCGGGAGGAAAGGGCGGTCAGTTTGTCTCAAAGGGCGCGGGTAGTACGGCGACTGCGGCTAAGACAACGAAAGCCTCTAGAGCGCCACAACGAAAAGCCAAGACCAAACCGACTTCGGTCAAGGTGCGGCAGGACAATGGCGCTCTCAGCGACGTAGATCTGCCGCAGGATGTTGTTGCTCACGCACGCACTCTAAAGGAAGCGCCCGACAAGTATTTCAAGACCGAGACCGAAGGCACCGAGATGATCCCGGTTAGTAAGCTGGTGCAGACCAGAGCGCGACCGGAGGGGATCGCCCACGCGGTTGATCTTATGGCGAAAGCTTATAAAGGTGAGGGTGGCAAACGCGGCCCGATCCATGTGCAAAAGCTCGATGACGGAAATTATCTTGTCCTCGATGGCAATTCGACCACCACCATCGCCACAGCGGCGGGCTGGGAACATCTACCGGCATTGGTCATCCCGGATGCCAGCTATCTACCAAAGAAAGAACCGAAACATGCCGGCGAGCGTGCCGCCGCTGAAAGAGCAATAGAACCTCCAGCGGCAAAACCCAAAGCGGCAAAGCCTCCCAAACCACCCGCCCCGACGCAATCCAGTACCGCAGCGTTGAAAGGTGCCAAAGGACATTCGGGGTTGATCAGCCCCGCCGGCCCCAAAGGCAAAGGCGACGAATTTCATCAGCCCAGCGTCGATCTGATCAAGACAGACCCAAGGCAATTCGCGGGACAGGTACAAACATACAAAGAGAACCCGGCGGCTTATCCCCTGACCGAAGATCAGTTGTCCGGTGACGACGACACAGTCGCGCGCAACGTGATCGAGCATATCAAGTCAAACCTCAAATACATCTACAATCAAACTCCGAAAGAGGAGCGCGACCGCACCAAGCAATGGTACAACGGGGCGCGCAGGATGGTTGACGAGCATGTCGAGAACTACAAGCAATTCGGTTTGAGGGACACCGCCGTTGCCGGGGTTTACGCTTGTCTGTCGCCCACCAACCTGTGGGATCAGAACGTGCGACAGGGCGATCAGATGATCGACATCTATTTGAAGCACCGTCACGAACCGTGGGACAAGTTGATGGACGATGCGGTTGAACGCACCAAGAACCCCTCTGTCAAGCGGGTGATGCAAGTCATCCAAGGCAAGAAGTACGCTGACTTGGACAGTGCTGAAGAGAAAGGCATGTGGATACGGGTTTATGACGAGGGGCATTGTGTAAACAACCCGGAATACAAAAAACTCGGGTTTCAACCCTTTGCCAAGATCACCCCGGAGGGTAAGCGGGAAGGTTGGTACACCAAGCCGGTTAATGTCAACGAATACCAATCTTTCTCTTGGCAGTCGGCCCCGATGATGGCGAAAGCGATCAAGATACTTGAGTCCAATGGCGACCCGGCGGTTATCTCGACAGCCCTAAGGCCAAAGAAACCGGAGGAACCGCCACAACACAAGGTAAGATCTTTTTACAACAATATCCTAGACCCCGATTCGGCCAATGAAGATGTAACGATGGACACTCATGCGGTCGATGCCGCATGGTTTATGGACGACCCGATCGCGGTGTTCCAGAATTTCGGCAACACGCCGCAGAGTAAGGGCAGACCGACACGCTGGGTCAAAGGCACCCCAGGTTCAGTGGTTACTGGCGCTTCCGGCAATTACGGGTTCAATGCCGACGCCTACCGTGAAGCCGCCCACGAACTCGGGGTCAAGCCTAGAGAGTTGCAATCAATAGTTTGGTCTACCAAGCGGGTTTGGATGGAAACCATGTCGGAAGAGAACCATCAACGCATGCGCGACACCTGGGAGGATTACCGTCTCGGCCTACTTACACAAGAAGAAGCCCAAGACGAGTGCAAATCTATTGTTGACGAAGACCTCGCACTGTCTTCCGCCCAAAAGAAGGAGCGATCAAAAGCCCTATCGTCGCGCAATAGACAGAACAGAGCCGAGCACCCGGAAGAGGAATATGTACCCTATGGCTGACAGTTTGGCCGATACCCCCCTGATCGCCTTGATGGAGAAAGCTGGCCTGCCGATCACCCGCCAAAGCTTTATCGAAGTGTGCTGGGGCGACAATCCTCCCGATCCTTGGGATGCCGAAGCGGAGGATCAGATACCGATCGAGCTTCAGGACTGGTCTTGGCTACCCCCCAGCGGCGCGGAACCCGACGAGACCGGAAGCAGCTATGCTCCCAGCGACATTCCCGACGAGGAACAGCCCGATCCAGACCCAGAGGAGGATGAAGATTTTGATGAGAATGACATAAGATCCTAAAGAGAACGGATTTTCAATATATGGTAGCAACCCTGGTTCAATCAAACTATATATGGTAGAGGAATGACTAGACCGATACCGGCTGGTGGTAAGGGCATCTATGGCTCAAGAGCGCAGTTCCGAGAGTTAGACCGGAAGCGGGCGCTTCAGGCTTTTGGTGACAATGCTGTCCGAAGACATCGGCAACAGCGGGATCAGGAGCGGGTCAGACAATCGGCGCTCGACCTCGCCACTGCCGATCCGACAAAGATTGTTCAGGTCAGACGCTGTAATTGCCGATGGTGTTGGGGGGCCAACAACGAGTACCAGCGCAGCGACTGGGAATTGTCCAGGGATCTCGACCGCTTCATGGCCGCGATCCAGAAGAGCGGACGCAGGGCGACCTTCCCGCAGATGGGTGGCGGCGGCTACAACAAGTGGCGCGATCCCAACCCGGACTGCCCGATTTGCTGCGGGGAGGGTGAGGAAATCGGCCACGTCAAGGATTTCCGCAAGCTGTCGGCCCGCGAGCGAAATTCGATCGCGTCGGTGAAATTCGGCAAGGGCGGCAGTGTCGAAGAGATCAAGTTTCACAACAAGATCGACGCGATCCGGGAATTCGCCAAGATCGACGGGATGGTGATCGAGAAGCGGGTCATCCGAATTGTCGATGCCAGCGACAAGGAACTCGATGATTACTTCAAGCAGAACGCGGTGACGATTGATCACAACGACCCGGACTTTGCGCCGTTCCTGGCGAAGATGACCGACGCCGAAAGCGTGGATTTGCCTGTCGATCAGGACGAGGACGAGGATGCCTCACAGGACGCCGGCGAAGGCCAGGACGAGCCGGTAATGAGTGATGAGCGACCAGACCCCGCGTGACCTTCCGATCGACCCTGACCGGTTGCACGCGATCGAGGTTCTGAAGGCGGTCCTTGATCAGGACACGCCGGTCGAGTTCCACGCCCGGTTGGAACAGAAGCGAGAGTTTTATTGGGTCACCGTACATTCCCGCATTGAGGGAGTATACTTTACCGACATCTCGCTTTTAGTGGCTAATGCGCTGGGGTTCACACTAATCGATGGGCGTTTTCGCGAATCTATTCTAGAGATCATGGATAGATTGGTGTTGATAGGTGTCAATCTAACCAACTTCCGTATTATAGAGAAAGAAGACCTATAAGACCCTGACACTGAGAAAAATCCAACCTATTGGCGAATCTGAGGGGCCAGGATCTGGATCTCGGTTGAATAACCTACACGCTACGGTTAAGCACAACCTCCCGCACACTAGTATTGGTTGTGGTATTGCGGACCCCTCGTCCCGATGGTATGATCGCGCCCGATGCGGTGTTGCTACCCTGCCCCACCGCGTCAGGTCTGACCGGCGTAAAGCTGCTGGATCGCACGTCTGGTGACCGGCCGGTCAGACCGCTTCCATCAAATTTTATCAAGTTGCGAAAAAACAGGTTGACCGATCGGTCAGTGACCGATTAGTCTCGTCCCTGCCCGATAAATGTAGGGCGCGCAAATCTAGCTGATCCCTGTACATACCGCAGTAACCCCGCAGATAATCGGTACACATACCGCTCGGTAACCCCGCAGATAATCGGTACACATACCGCAAGCCGACAGACACCTGACGTTGCGCGCAAGCCTTCGAAGGGCCGATGGTGTCGCCAAAACCTAGCTGATCCGGCATTAGTGAAGCTTTGATCAAATCTTCCGAAGCTACCGGCTAAACCCGGTAGCAGGAAGATCCCGAAGTTTTCGGCGCGCCGAATATCGAACACCCTGCTAAGGACGTGATTAGTTTGATGCGATGCCTTTCGATATCAACCGACTAAACCGAGAGGAAAAGCTCCAACTCTGGGAAGTCCTTGAAAGAAAGCGTCGCGACAGTGAAGAGCTTGAAGGTGTAACTCGTTGGTCTCGTTTTCGTAGTAATGCGACTGGTTTTGTCCATGCTGGCTTGCAGGAGTATCTGTGGAGCAAGCAACGGGAGATCTTCGCTGCAATACAGAAGTATGATCGTGTCGCTGTAAAATCTTGCCATTCGAGTGGCAAGAGTTTTTCTGTTTCTCGATTGACGGCTTGGTGGATTTCCTGCAATAAACCCGGCGATGCGTTCGTAGTCAGTACCGCACCGACATTTGCTCAAGTACGCGCCATTCTGTGGCGAGAGATTAATAGGATACATAAAAAAGCCAACCTGCCCGGTTATATGAACCAAACGGAATGGTTTATAAATAACGAGTTGGTTGCTTTTGGAAGAAAACCAGACGACAGTTCCACTGTCGCGTTTCAAGGGGTGCATGCCCGCCAAATTCTAGTGGTACTAGATGAGGCTTGTGGCGTGCCAGGGGCGATATGGAATGCCGCCGAAACGCTTGCAGCGAACGGTGGCAAAATCATAGCCATCGGTAATCCAGATGATCCAATGTCGGAGTTCAAACGGGTGTGCGAACCCGGCTCCGGTTGGCATGTCATCACGATATCGGCCTTCGACACCCCAAACTTTACCAATGAAAGGGTGCCGCCTTCGGTTGCTGAACTGTTGATCAGCAAGGATTGGGTCGAGCGATACCGAGACCGCTGGGGCGAGACCCACCCGTTTTACATCAGCAAGGTACTCGGCCAGTTCCCCGACACTTCGGTTGATTCGCTAATCCCGATGTCGTTGGTTAGAGCCGCCGTCGAGCGTGACATCAACCCGACAGAGCCAAATGAACTCGGTGTCGATGTCGCCAGGATGGGCAGCAACGAGACCGTGATCTACCATCGGCGCGGTAGTGTTGCGCGTCTCTATGGTGCCTACACGCAGCGCACATTGATGGAAGTGTGCGGCTATGTGGTCAATGCGATAAACGCCACCGGAGCGGTCAGGGTCAAGATAGACGATCCCGGCATGGGTGGCGGGGTTACCGATCGCTTGATCGAGATCCAGAACGAAAGTGGCTCGCCGATCCCGCGCTGGGTTGACATCGTTCCGGTCAATGTCGGTCTGCCACCCAGCGACAATGAAAGTGAAACCAAGAAGTTCAACAACCTTAAGTCACAACTGTGTTGGGAGTTGCGGGAGCGGTTCGAACGCGGCGATATCGATCTCGATGACGATAAGGACACCGCACTGCAAATCGCCGCGATGACCTATGGTGTCACTTCCAGGGGTTGGCTCAAAGTCGCCAGCAAGGAAGAGATGCAAAAGGAGTTGGGAAAAGTCGATACCGATTCTCGTTCACTCAGTCCCGATCGCTTTGATGCGCTCGTCCTTGCTTTCTGCGAGGATGCGCCGGGCGACGATCTCAGCGAGTGGCGGGCACTAACCCGCGTTATCTAGTGAATAGCTTTATCCGCTTCGACAATTTCCTGTTGGATAGGGTGTTCTCCCCGATATCCGAATGGGTGTTCGCCAACTTTGGTATATCGAACTTCAGGCTGGCGCGGTATCTCTGCCTCCTGGCGATCCTGTTCAATTTCTACGATATTTACTACTACATATCGACCGATCGCTTTTCGACCGCGTTGATTGATTTGTTTGTGTTGACGATCCTGTCGCGGATCTTGTTTGTGATACGCAAAGAGATCTCAACCCCTCCCGGAACCGTGTCGCCGTATCGGTTTCAATACTATCTGCGGTTTTTGACATTTGCGTTTAATATAATCGTGTCGTTGTTCTTTATCGGGACGATCTTCTCGACCATCGCGATGTCGAACCTGTTATTGATGATCTACTACTTTATGTCATGCGACACCCCAAAGGGCGATCGGTTCAGGGCATTTAGTACGAGTGTTTGAAGGGGATTACAATGCCTATATACACAGTGATCGTGCAAGCGCCTGCGATCAATGAACAAGTCGTGACCGAAGCCGATAACGAGGAACAGGCAAAAGAAAGAGCGATCTACAGCGCCCTACAACGACAAGCCAACAGTGCCACCGTGACGGTTGAAGAGCAAGGTGGCTGAGTGGTTGGCGTCATTCACTAAGTGGTTTGACACATTTTCTCGAAAAGTCGAGCATTGGGCCGGCAGTCCCATCACATTTCTTATCGCCACTATTGGTGTCCTATTGTGGCTGGTTAGCGGACCCTTCTTCCATTGGTCGGACACTTGGCAGTTGATATGTAATACGGCGACAACCGTGATCACCTTCCTTATGATCTTCCTAATCCAATCGACACAAACACGTGACACTTCCGCGTTGCAGTTAAAGCTGGATGAACTGATTCGTGTTACTGGGAAAGCGCGGAACGAACTGGTCAACATTGAAGATCGGCCGCAGGAGATCGAGAGACAAAGATCAGATTTCCCCCAAGTCTGATCAGCCATCGGTCCCATCACCCGAAGGTGACGGAACCGACGACACCAAGCCATTGAGACCGGACTCGGGCACGGTCACCGGCTCAGGTGCGAGAAAGTATAAAGACACACCCGCCGGCTGACATGGTTGTTACGGACACTCATGCCTTGTCCGAGACCGGGCCTCAGATCACCCCGGCCGGGTTCGTCACTAGCACAATCCGACAGCAATGTCAACTCTTGTCCCGCTCCTTCACGAACCTATAGAGCGTTGATATTGTCAAAGCCGACAGCAGTATAACGAGAGAGTTGGGTTCAGGAATACTGGTCGGTGGTGTGTCTTCAGCTACCAGAAAGAAGGCATCAGATCCTATAGACGGCGCGCGCGTTACCAATTGTACATCACCCGCCACTTCCAGGCTGTCAGGATAGAGAAGAATACGAAACGAGAACAACTCGACAAGACCGGGTTCTGAATTCGTGATAGGGGCAAGCAATCCTTCGTTACCTTGGAAGTACGTGACAAACTGTTGTCCGTTGGTAAAACAGACAATATCAAAGCATGAATTGTTGATTGGGATGCCGAGCGACCCGATCAGAGTGACCAATTCGTCTCTTGTGGCGAGACGAAACTCTTCAAGCGATCCACCTGTCTCGGTCGCAGCCAGTATCTGATCGACCGAGTAGCCTTGCGTGAATGACAGTGCCAGCCAGTCGAGTCCGGTTGCGCTGTCAACGACGATCGTATCCGCTCCCAGCGAAGAGTCCGCCAGAGACAATGCGCCGGAAGCTTGATTAGTAGTAAGAATACTTGCCATTAGTATCGTTGCCATAGCGAATGCTTGTTTAAGACCGGATTTGTTTTTCGTCATCGCGCTTCCCCTTAATGGTCTTGCCGATCCTAGCCCACCCCCCATAACAATGTCGATAGCTGATGGCACGCACCCGTACCAAATCCGTTGTTCGTGCCGCTCGCCGGGAGGCCAACAAGGTCGAACAGGCGACCCAGAACGCACAACCGGAGAATACTACCAGAACGCATGACGCCTTTGTCAATTTTGCCGCGCGTCTCGGATTAGGAACCGACAACCAGTCATCATATGGTGGCTATAGCTTTACCCCGATAACTCGTAACCGCATGATGCTCGACCTCGCCTATCGCGGCAGTTGGATATGCCGGATGGCAGTCAGAGCAATCGCCGACGACATGACAAGGGAAGGGATTACGTTAGGCTCTGACTTGGGGCCGGAACTAACCGATGTCATGTACACCGCGTTCAACAAGAAGTTCATGATATGGGACAAGCTTACTGAAGCGATAAGTTGGGGCAGGCTGTATGGCGGCGCGGGTGCCATCATCCTGATCAGCGGTCAGGACATGAGTAGCCCGCTAAAGATAGAAACGGTTGGACCGGGCCAGTTTTGCGGCATCCTGCCGGTCGATCGCTGGATGGTCGATCCGGCGTTGTTTGACCTAGTGACCGATCTGAAGTCGCCGGATCTGGGACTTCCGAAGTACTACACTGTGGTGCATGACGCGCCGGCCGCTCCTCGACAGCGGGTGCATCACTCCCGGTTTATCCGTTTCGAAGGCGACGATCTCCCCTACTACCAACGCCTGTCGGAAAACCTGTGGGGATTGTCGGTTCTGGAACCCGTGTTCGATCGCATCCTAGCGTTCGACAGTGCCACAACCGGAACCGCCCAACTGGTCTACCGCGCCCATCTGCGCACTTATGGTATCAAAGGTCTGCGGTCGATTATTGCCAAAGGCGGCGCAATGCTCGATGCCGTCTACCAGCAGATCGACATGATGCGTATGTGGCAGAACAACGAAGGCATCACCCTGATGGACGGCGAGGACGTGTTTGAAGCCTCGCAGTATTCGTTTGGCGGTCTGGACTCGGTGTTGACCCAGATGGGGCAACAGATCTCTGGTGCGTTGCAGATCCCGCTTATTCGCTTGTTTGGTCAGTCGCCAACCGGGTTCAACTCTACCGGGGAGAGCGACCTTAGGATTTATTATGACGGTGTCAGAACCCAGCAGGAACGACGCCTGAGACCGGCTTTGGAGAAACTGACCCGGATTATCGCACAAAGCGAAGCGGTCAAACTGCCGCACAACCTCAATTTCGAGTTTGTCCCGCTGTGGCAGATGACCACAGAACAGAAGTCCAGTGTCAATGCCCAGACAACGGGTGCCATCCTGCAAGCATTCGACACTGGGGCAGTTGGTCGCGGGACGGTCCTCAAGGAATTGCGTAAAATCAGTACCGATACCGGCATCTGGACATCGATCACCGACGAAGAGGTCGATGAGGCCGACAAAGAACCGAAGCCGCCGTCGCCGGGTGAGCAACCGGAAGGAACTGGTATGGGTGGCGGTCCTGCTGGGATGCTTGGTGGTGGCGATCCTCCTCGCCCTCCTGGCGTTGCGGGGACGATGAGTGGTCAGCCTTCGTCAGCAAAACCGATGACACAGGAAGATAGCTTTCTGCCACAAGGAAGACAACAAGATCAGTTCTTGCCCGGTTCCAATGTTATCCCATTGCGAGCGTTCTCAGGGGGCAACGGTAGCGGAACCGGACAGGATGATGGGCTGTCGGCTGGCGCTGGGGGGTTCCTACCCGGCAGCCCATCACACGAAGTGGATGCGGCTGGCGCGTTCCTACTTAATGAATTGGAACGCTTGGAGCCGACACTACACAATCCGTTGGTCGAGCGCAAGAACAGAAAGCAATTACACCTTCACTTTGACGATCGCGACAGCGAAGGTGTGACAAGACAGTTTGCCGGGTTTCCGGTTGTGGTAGAATACCCGGCTGGTGTCATTCGCGATACCGGTAGTAGTGATGGCGCGACGATGCTCGCTGATTACGGGTATCTTGTTGACACCAAAGGGTATGACGGCGATTCGATCGATGTTTTTCTCGGGCCGAATGAGCGCGCCGAGAGCGTCTATGTGTTGGAAGTCGGCGACACCGATACCGGCGCGTTTGTCCAACACAAGGTGTTCCTTGGCTTTAACGATGCGCGTGCGGTCGAGGTGGTGTTTCAATCGTTTTATGGTGACGGTCGCGCCGCTGATCGGTTTATCAGCGGCAACCAGATGACTCTGGGTGAATTCAAGACATGGTTGCAAAACCACCGTTATTCTGAACCGGATATAAAGACCAATACCTGATGATGTGTGACACTTGCTACAACAAACGGATCGTGTTCGACAAGAAGCTCGATTGCTTCATGCCCTGCTTGACTTGCTTCGGGATGGAACCCAGTTGTTGTGGGGATCAGTACCGTTTCCCGGAACCGGAGGTCAGGCCCAATGAACGTAGATCTGGATCAAGGCGAACTGCAACTGATACTGCGCAATCTTCCGACAACCAGTAGCGATGGCGAGAAGCTGTCAAAAAAGCTTATGCGACATATCTTCCCGGAAGTCGATGAATCGGACATCGCGAAGAAGTGGCAGCAATGGAACTCGGAGAACGTGGCAGCCCGCCGCCACGCAGAATAGCTCTTATCGACTATTAAAAAGGGCGGGAGTTTCCTCCCGCCCCAGTAACACTTAATTTTCCGAAGCGGAGATAATTTTGGCTGAGCTAGATTGGGAGCCTGTACATGGCAGAAATCAGGGACGCGATGTCACAGACCGCCGCGCGGTTCCGGGAGGGTGGCTCTATCGCAGCGTCGTCTGGAACGGTTCTGGCGAATCGGTTTCGGTCGCATTGGTCTTTGTTCCGCAGAACGATATGGCCGCAAAGACGCCGAGTGAGCGTCTACGGCAATGACATCGTCACCGATCGTGACAAGGCGGTGTCGCTCGCCAAGGTGGTGTTGCAGAAACAAAAGCTCGGTATATCGCTGACATCAACACAGTCCTTGCTGATGTCGAGAGAGCTTCTGTCAGCCATCCGAGAGTAATGCAGACCCATGATGTCTGGCTGTCTCGACGCCAGCGTGCCCGCGAACACAATCACTTTGAAAAGGTTCGCAAGGCGGAACTCTCATACAGTATCTCATTGCGCAAGATCGCCAACCATGTCGGCGAATTGATCAAAGCCTACAATCCGTTCCATCCCGGCGCGGTGTCGCAACTGGAAGACATACTGGGGCGCTACTCGCAGATCATCAGACCTTGGGCGCACGCCACTTCCGCCAGGATGATCGCCGAAGTGTCACGCCGGGACGAGACGGCGTGGCGGAAACACTCGGAAGACATCAGCCGCAATCTGCGAAAAGAGATAGAGAACGCGCCGATCGGCCCGGTCGTAAAACAAATCCAGGCCGATCAGGTCGAGCTTATTAGTTCGATCCCGGTCCAGGCCGGAACCAAGGTGCAGGAGATGGCGCGGGAGGCGATGATTACCGGCAGACGGTATGAAGCCCTCGTCCCGGAGATCCAGAACACCGCCACCGATATGACCCGCAACCGGGCAACTTTAATTGCACGTACTGAAACGGGAAAAGCGGCGACCGCGATTGTTCAGGCCCGGTCAAAGTTTATTGGTGTTGAAACCTATATGTGGATGAGTGCCGGCGACCGCGATGTCAGACCGATGCACAAGAGGTTGCACGGTACTATTCAACGATGGGATGCGCCGCCCGTGGCCGAGACCAACGGGGCGCAACACCACCCCGGAGACTTTCCCAATTGCCGTTGCATAGCCATTCCACAGGTGCCCGACAAGCTCTGGGCGGATGACGAATCATGAAACAGTACAATCTTGAATTCTACGACGAGGACCGCACGCAGCCTTGCGTCTACATCATAGAACATGATGAGAAGACCTTTGAAGGTTTCTTTTTTTCCGACAGCATCGGCATGTTTGATACTGTTGCGGTTGCCGCTCGCACCCTGTGGTATAGAATCCAGTTGCTGACGTGGGTGCCGACAGACCAGCAAAGGAAACTGTCGAATTAAAAAGAGAACGGCAGCCTTTCGACCACCGCTCTCCCGCCCTCACTCTCACACAAGGGTGCCGGTACGGTGCTCAAGGGGGTTGTTCAACGCACCGACGATCAGCAGGCTACAACAACTTACTTAAGCTGTCAACGCCTGATTGATGCGTTTGCGAGTACGCCGGTTGACCAGAACCCCCATGCCGAGAAGACTGGCACCGAGAAGTCCCAACGTGCCGGGTTCGCTCACTGGAGACGCCACCTGTTCCGACAGCAGCGACTGCGTCCGGTTGGTCAGAGTGCCGCCCGCTACCAGATTTGTGGTTGCGAACAAGGTCATAGAGAACAAATTGGCGTCGATAAACGCCCCCGCCTCGTTGAAGGCAAACGCTTGCGACTGCAAGGTGACATTCTGCACCCCGGTATTCTCAAGCTGTGTGCCCGGAGTGTCGGTCGGCGAATCGGCACCCTGAGTGTTGTTTACGTCAGCATAGTACGACAGCAGGAAGGTCGAGCCAACCGCCGACGAGAAGTTAGTGGTGCCCGACGCGGTGTAGGTCTCGACCGGCCCACTGAATTCGGTGCCACCAACAGCGATCGTGATCGGCACCGTTGTGTCATTGGTGTTGACGATGTTGA